CGGCCGCATGGACGGGCGCGGCCGCCTCGATCGGATCGACCGAGCCCAAGTTCCGGATCGGCAAGCTCACGCGACACGAACTGACCGGATACACGGAAATCCCCCGGTCGCTTCTCGCGACGTCCGTCATCAGCCTCGAGGCCCTCGTCTACGAAATGTACGGCGGAGCGGTCGCCTGGTATGAGGACTACGCCTTCCTGCGGGGCAGCGGGATCGGCAAGCCCCTCGGCGTCCTCGTCGCCGCGTGCCGCGTTTCGACCGCCGCGCGCGGTTCCGCGTCCGCAATCACCTTTGCGAACGCCCGATCCGTTTGGGTCAAGGTCCTCGCCGAGTCGAGGAAGAACGGCGTTTGGCTCGGCTCGCAACTCGCCGAGTCGGCAATCCTGGACATGGCCGGAACCGCGAACTCCGTCATGGTTCCGAGCGGCTACACGACGTTGAACGGCAGCGGCGCCGCGCAAGAGATCACCTACGGGATTCTCGGCCGTCCGTTGGAGATTTCCGCGAAGCTCCCCAACCTCAACACCGACGGCGACTTCGGCTTCTTCGACTTCTCCCAGTACCTCATCGGCGACGGCGGGTCGATGGAGGTCGCCGCCTCGGAACACTTCAAGTTCCAAAACAACATGATGGCTTATCGCTTCGTTCATTCCGTGGGCGGGATGCCCTGGATGAACAACTACCTGACCCTCGAGGACGGATCGACGACCGTCTCCCCGTTCGTCTCGCTCGCGGTCCAGTAATCCCCGGACGTTCCGGCGTCGGCCCTCGCGACGCCGGACCCCATTCACTTCACATTCTTCGGAGTCCGATCAATGGAACGTCTGTCCCAGGGGATCGCGGTCGCGACGCACATTACCCCCGCCGCCGCCCGCGCCGCCGGATCCTACGTCACCCCGGCCGTCGACGGTTCGCAATATCACCAGCTTCTGGCGCTGCTCGAGGTCGGCACGCTCTCCGGAGCGGCGACCGTCTCTGCGAAGTTTCAAACCTGTTCCGGTTCCGCGTCGAGCCTCGCGGGCTGGGCCGACGTGAACTCGGCTTGCATCACGTCCGCGTTCGCCTCGACGAGCAACGACAAGATCGGCGAGCTTGAACTCCAAGTCCATCAGTACGGCTCGACGCTTGAACGCTACCTCCGCGTTCTCGTCTCGGCCACTACGTCAAGCTGGCTCGGCGCGTGCCAGGTTCTCGGCGTGCCGAGGTACAAGCCCGCGACCGACGTCGACTCGTCCGACGTCGTCCAGACCGTCGTCTATTGATCGCCCCGAAACCTATCAACGCGGATGGTTCCGAGTGACGTTTCATCCCCAACTGACGATCGGTATCCCCACCGTCGGCTCCCGGCCCGACCGACTCGCGAAAGCGGTCGCGTCGGCGCTGGGGCAGTCGACCCCCGCCTATGTCCTGATCTCCGACCAATGCGCGGGCGACGAAGCCGAGAAGGCCGTCGCCCCGTTCCGCAACCACCCGCTCTTCCGCTACACCCGCTCCCCGGCGAAGTGCCTTTGGGAGAACTGGACGCACGCCGTCGACACCGCGACGACCCCGCTTTTCGCCTGGCTCCAAGACGACGACGTGATCTCCCCGCACTTCGCCCGCCGGATCTATCACGCCCTGAACGTCGCGAACCCCGACGCCGCGGCATGGATCGCAAGGCTCGGCATCAGTGTCCTCGACGGTATGGCGAACTGGTGGCAGGGCACGGGCCCGATGATTCCGATGGACCTCTTGAACGGCGGGCTGACGGTCGTCCCCGGGTCGCTGATGGCCGCCGCCTCGTTCTTCACGTCGTTCGCGCTCTCCCCCGCCGTTGCGTTCCGGTTGAACGACGCGGGCCGACAAGCCGTCCACAACTGCCCCACGAATTCCGACCTGTTCGTCGAGCGGATCATCCTCGCCGAACTCGGCCGCCTCGGCGAGATCGCGTGCGACCCCGCGATCGTCGGGTACTGGCGACATCACGAGACCAACGAAAGCCGGAAGCAAGTCCACGCGGGGCAACGCGAAGCCCCGTTTCGCGTGATTGCTGAACACGTCGACCGGATCCTCGCGAACGTGCCTGGCTGGACGACGCAACTCGAGGGGTGGCTCCGCGTGATCGGTGCCGACAACGCTCTGAGGCTTCACGTCGACACCCCGAAGGTCGAAGGCGTCCCCGCCCTCGACCTCGCGATGGAGACGCTTCGCCGCATCACGGGGCCTCCCGTGGTCGCCCCGACGGAGGCCGTCCCGCAACACGCCGAAGACGTCGCCCCTAGGCTCGCCCGAAAGGCGGTAAAGGTCCGATGAGCCTATCCGTCACGACGGCGCCGGGTTCGGAGCCGATCGACCTCGACGCCGCGAAACTCCATTTGAAGATGGACGGGATCGACGCCGACGACCTTCTGATCGCCGCGCAGCTTTCGGCTGCCCGTGCCATGTGCGAGGCGAACCTATCCCAAGCGTTCGTCACGACGAGCTTCTTGCTCAAGCTCGACGGCTGGCCGACCGACCGTTGCGGCGTCGTCGAGCGGGAGATCCTGCTGCCCCGCTGTCCGCTGATCTCGGTTGCGTCCGTCTCCTACCGCGACGCCGCCGACGCCTTGACCGTGATGTCGACGTCCGATTACGACGTGCTTACCGGAAAGCCCGGACGGGTCGCGCTCAAGCCTGCGGCGTCCTGGCCGTCGGTCGATCCGCTTCGCCGCGATTCGGTCGAGATCGCCTTCACCGCCGGCTACGGATCGGCGACCGCCGTCCCCCCGAACATCAAGGCCGCCGTTCTCTTGATGCTTGGGCACCTCTACATCAACCGCGAGGCGGTCGTCGCGGGGAGCATGACGGAAGTCCCCTTGACCGTCTCGGCCTTGCTCTCCGCTTCCGACCACGGGCGCTACGCATGAGGATCGGCAAACTCAACCGAAGGCTGGTGCTGCAAACGCAGCCCGCGCCCGGGTCGCGCGCCGTCGGGACGAACGGCGACATCGCCGAAGAGTGGGCGGACGACGCGACCTACTGGGGGAGCGTCGAGCCCCTCTCCGGCCGCGAACTCGCGAACGCCCTGGCGCTCCGCAACGACGTCTCCCACAAGATCACCACCCACTACTTCGGCCGCGTCGTTCCGGCTCTCGCCCGGTGGAAACTCGGCTCGCGAGTCTTCGCGATCGTCTCCGCCCTCGACGTCGACGAAGGGCACCGCCAGACCGTTTATCTCTGTACGGAGGTCGCGACGTCGTGAGCATCACCTACACCCTGACCGGCAAGGCGTCGAGTAGCGCGGGAGGGTCGCTGTCCGCGCAACACACGGAGGTCGGCGCGTCGGAGTACACGGTCGATCAGACGTTCGCCGCGGCGTCGAGCAACGCGACCCTGACGGGCGCGTTCAACTACGCGAACGTGCAAGCCGTGTTCATCCTGGCGGATCAGAATTGCACGCTCGAAACGAACTCGGGAAGCTCCCCGGACAACACCTTCTCGCTTATCGCGGGCCGTCCGCTCGAATGGAGTCGGTCGTCCGCCTACTTCTCGAACCCGTTCACCGCGAACGTAACGGGCCTGTTCGTCACGTGCACGCCCGCGACCCGCCTACAAATCAAAATCCTTTTGTCCTAATGGCACGCAAGGCGGGAGGCGGGAAAGCCTTCGTCCTCGGCATCGCCGAGATCGACAAGAAGATGAGGCGCCTCGAGCCGAAGATCGCGAAGCAAGTCGTCCGCAAGGAGATTCGCGAGGCGATGAAGCCGATCCTCGCTGCCGCGAAGGAAGCCGCCCCCGTCGGAGAGACCGGCCAACTCAAGCAGGCGATCCGGCTCCGCGTCGGCAAGGTCAAGCGGGGCTCCGGCCAAATCAAATTCGTCGTCATGATCGGCAAAGGCTTCTTCACGGGCGACCAGTATTACGGCGCGTTCGTCCACTTCGGCACAAATCGCATGCATGCGCGTCTATTTCTGACGGCCGTTTACGAGCGGCTGAAAGACTCCGCCAAGAGCCGAGCGATCCAGGGCATCCTCGCGGGTCTCGACCGCGCGATCAAGGGGGCGTAAAGGGATGGCGACGACCAATTTTGCATGGACCAACGCCGCCGTCCGAACCACGGGCGTGTTGACCGACAAACGCAACTTTTTTTCCCGATCGTCGAAAT